GTGAGTTTATCGATCCTACAAAGTATCGCATATATGAAGACTTGCCATTGGTTAATACTGGATGTGATAGTTATGCAAGCTGGGATCCTAGATTTAAGAACTTTAGCCCCTTGTTAGAAATTGATGCGGTGGTTACCCGTATGCTAGATCTGGTGCCTAGCAACAGTTGGATCATGCCCAATGGTAATGATACACATTTGGTTATCACAGGTGGAGAGCCATTGCTAGGTTGGCAACGTGCTTATCCAGACTTATTGTCTCATGCAGACATGTATAACTTAAAGAACTTAACCTTTGAAACAAATGGTACTCAAGAACTACACGAAGACTTTGCCAAATATTTAAAACTTTGGAATCGTGGCAGCCGTGAGATAACATTCAGTGTTAGTGCTAAATTAAGTGCGTCAGGTGAAACATGGGCTGATGCTGTCAAGCCAGAGATTGTTAAGAACTATGAGCGTGTTGGTACTACATATCTTAAGTTTGTGGTCGAAAAACCCAGCGACTTTGATGAAGTGGATCGTGCAGTATCAGAATACAGGCGGGCCAAGTTCAAAGGTGTTATATACATTATGCCAGTAGGCGGCGTGGTTAAAGTCTACGATGGTAATAAATTTAACGTAGCTGATGAAGCCATGCGTCGTGGTTATTATTACAGCCCAAGATTACATGTTGATCTTTGGGGGAATTCTTGGGGGAAATAAAATGAATAAAATATTAGATTATATCAATGCTCATCTTTCACAAATGGAAATGATCGGGGTTATCATGCGTATCATTAGTTTTAGTTTAGTGTCGTGGTTAGGACCAGCAAGTCCATTTATGTTTGTATGGATCTTTAACACCATTGATGCTATACTATTAACATATTGTGCAAGTATTAGGAAAGATCCTGCCTATACATTGTTAAATGGATTTTGGATTTTAGTTGGATTAATTGGCATTGCCAGAGCCGGAGGTTGGATTTAATGAGTTATGTGTTTACCAGTGAAAGTGTCAGTGAAGGACATCCAGACAAGGTAGCAGATGCTATCAGTGATGCGGTATTAGATTTAATGATGCGTGAAGGTAATACTGCTTATCGTTGTGCATGTGAAACCTTAGTAACTACTAATCGTGTAGTGATTGCTGGTGAATACAAAGGTATTTACAATCACTCAGAAGTTGAAAATGCCGTGCGTCGCGTTATCCGTGACATTGGCTATGAGCAAGACGGATTCCATTGGGCTACTGTAGAAATTACTAACCTTATGCATGGACAAAGTGCAGACATCGCCCTAGGTACTGATACATTTGGTGCTGGTGATCAAGGACTTATGTTTGGTTATGCTATCAATGAAACACCAGACCTAATGCCCAGTGCTATCTATTATAGTCATTTGATTGTTAAACAGTTAACTGCCGTGCGTAAGAGTGGAGCGACGTGGTTAGGTCCAGATGCTAAGTCACAGGTAACTATGGAATATAATGATGACGGTAGCGTAAAACGTATTGCTAAGATTGTATGTTCAACCCAGCATTCAGCTGATATGGATATCGACACGGTTAGAGAGCACGTAAAAGCAATTATTTTAACAGTATTACCAGGAGAATTAATCGATGCCAACACTGAGTTTCTTATCAATCCTACTGGGCGTTTTGTTATTGGTGGCCCAGATGGAGACACCGGTCTCACCGGACGTAAGATTATTGTTGATACTTACGGCGGGTATAGCCCTCACGGTGGGGGTGCATTCAGCGGTAAAGATCCCACGAAAGTAGATCGTAGTGCGGCTTATATGGCTAGATACTTAGCCAAGAATATCGTAGCCGCTAAAGGCGCACACAAAGCAACTGTTCAGATCAGTTATGCAATCGGTATTAAAGAACCTACCAGCTTGTTTGTTAAGACAGACAAGGGTATCGAATTTGACAATATAATTACTGCGTGGATACGTGAAAATGTTGATCTGACGCCAGCTGGTGTCATAAATAGATTTGAGTTGTTCCGCCCTATTTACAGTGAAACAACTAACTATGGACACTTTGGTAAAGCAAACTTACCTTGGGAAGAGTTAGATTTATTCAAGGATTAATATGATAAAAAAACTAATCAAAGATTTATTTGGTACCACTCCCGAACCACCGGCTATCAAAGAACAAAAAACCAAAAAGACTCCAAAAGAACTGGCCACAGAACGCGATGAACCTTGGGTAGAAGTCATCAGCATGGATATTGATAAAGATAATCCAGGTAATGGTGCTTTTGAATTAGATTGGAATGACAAATTTTTGTCCAATTTAATCCGTGCTGGCTATCAAGGTAAAACAGATCAAGACATAGTAGACAATTGGTTCAAATCTGTATGTCGCAATGTTATCCAAGAAAACTTTGAGCAAGAGCAAGCCGATCCAGAAATCCGTGCTAGTAACCGCCGTGATTTAGGTGATGGTAGAACGGAAATTAGTTGACAAAAATCAAAATAGAAAGTATAATGGTTAAATGAGATACTTACTTGTTGACACCGCAAACACATTCTTCAGAGCAAGACATTCAGCACATCGCCAAAGTGATACTTGGGACAAGCTGGGCTTTGCTATCCATGTAACCCTAGCATCAATCAATAAAAGCTGGCGTGATCAAAAGGCTGATCACGTTATATTCTGTTTAGAAGGTCGTAGTTGGCGCAAAGACTTCTATGAGCCTTATAAGAAAAACCGTAGTGTAGCACGTGCGGCACTTACTGAAAGTGAAGCAGAAGAAGATAAGTTATTCTGGGAAACCTTTGATAACTTAAAAACATTTGTCGCAGAAAAGACTAATTGTAGTGTCCTTCAACATGGTGAGCTAGAAGCAGATGATTTGATAGCAGGTTGGATACAAAGCCACCCAGATGATCATCATACTATCATATCCAGCGACACAGACTTCTATCAACTCCTAGCAGACAATGTTAATCAATACAATGGTATCAGCGATGAGCTACATACACTAAAAGGTATCTTTGACAAGAAAGGCAAACCAGTCATAGATAAGAAAACTAAAGAACCTAAGAAGATCCCTAACCCACAGTTTATACTTTTTGAAAAGTGTATGCGTGGTGATCCCACAGATAATGTATTTTCCGCATTTCCAGGCGTGCGCACTAAAGGCAGTAAAAACAAAGTTGGCTTAGAAGAAGCCTACAGTGACAAAGATAAGAAAGGTTATAATTGGAACAACATGATGTTACAACGTTGGGTTGATCACAATGGTGTGGAGCATCGTGTATTAGATGACTATGAACGCAATCGTATTCTAGTTGATCTAACAGCACAACCAGATGATATAAAAGTTAAAATGGCAGAAACTATAGCGGCTGCACAAGTGCCCAAGAACATGCCCATGGTTGGTGCACAGTTTCTTAAGTTCTGTGGCAAGTATGACTTGATTAAACTCAGTGACAATGCCAGTGCAATCAGTGAATGGTTGATGGCCAGTTATCCGCAGAAAGAACATGCATGATTGCAGATGGAAAGTTCCTAGCATTAGATCTAGAACTTAATCAGCCCAGTGGTAAAATAATCCAAGTTGGAGTCGCTATAGGTGACAAGAACACACGCTTCGAAGACTATGTTGTCCGTAAATGGTATATAGATCCACATGAGCCTATCAGCGAATTTATTAACGATCTCACAGGTATAACTGACAGTGACATACGTGCTGAAAGTTATAGTCATGAACATGTTGCCCGTGAGCTAGGTGAACTGATTAAAGAGCATAAGTGCTTTATCAATCCAGTAACCTGGGGTGGTGGTGATAGTGTGGAATTATTGGCAGAATTCTGCAAAAACCATGCAGATTTCCCGCATTTTGGCCGTCGTTGGATAGATGTTAAGACCTGGTACACATACTTGATGCTTACACGTGATAAAGCACCTAGTGGTGGATTGAGTTCAGCTATGGGCTACTTTAAATTACATTTTAAAGGTGCGGCACACAGAGCAGACATTGATGCGGCTAATACCCTAGCATTGTTTTTCAAACTGTTAGAACGTCAAGCACAGTTAGAACACATTTTGGACAGTGCAAAAAATGTTTGACTTTAATCAAAAATCTAAATATAATATAGTATGACTAAAGAATTAGATCGATTAGCAGCTCAAGCAGGATTACCCGTAACAGATAATCTTGAACATTTCTATCGTCTAGTTGGTGAACGTTGTGCTGA